TAAACGTCCCAGTCAGTTTATCTACCGACACATTGTCGTCTTCAGTCATATTATTCTCCCTTATGATACTGATACATTATATATAGTGACTATATATTACTTAGTCAAGTATTTCTTTGTAAAGATCAGTAATTTTTGTGTGGATGTTAATTCTGCTATCTAACAGTCTGTAAACGTGTTTTTCTACGTCGGAACCTTGTAGCTGGACCACAGTGCACTTGTGCTTTTGTCCAGACCTGTGTACACGTGCATTAGCTTGAGCATAAGTCTCGAGTGACCCGACGGGGGACCACCACACTACAGTATTAGCGGCTGTTAACGTGACACCGTGTGCCGCAGAGGCTGGCTGTATCACCAGAACCCGTGGGCTCGGTGCTTCCTGAAACTGTTTAAATATGTTTGTACGTGCTGACGCACTTACGCTACCCTGAATTATCTCGGTAGATATACCATCTTTCCTTAGTCTATCTGTTAATATATTTATCACATGTTTGAACGGAACAAACACAAGAACCTTCTGACTAGACTCATCAATAACTTCTTTCAACACTTTGTATCTATGCTTTATGTCGAACTCAAGTGTCTGACCATCGTCGGTGTAAACTGCTCCCGAAGATATTTGTAGTAACTTGTTCATACCTACTGCGGCATTTACAGCAGTGACTTGTTCGCCCGTGATATCCAGTATTAGTTTCTTTCTTAACAGTTCGTAATACTTCTTTTGTTGTCGGGTAAGTTCAACGGCACGTTTTACATAAGTCATACTTGGTAAATCTAAGCACTCATCTTTGGTAAATCGAATCGCTGGTTGTAATACTTTAAATACAGTGTTTGTAGCATTTGCTTTTGGTATCCACTTAAAGTTAGTTATCTTAGTCATAACCATATCTCTGAAAGTACCACCAAATCTAGGAACTGCCGTTGGGTTTACTAGCTTAGCTAATCCGTATGCGTCCACTGGACTCTGAGCTGCAGGTGTGCCTGTCATCATCCACAGCCACGTGTTATCACGTAATAGTTTGTTTAATGTTTTCCAACGTCGAGTCTGTGCATTTTTATAATGTGTAGCCTCATCTACAATCACTAAATCAAAACCACCATCCTTTATGGAATCGGATACTATCTCTACCCCATCATAATTAATAATTACATAATCAGTGTTCTGTTCTATTATGGATTTTCTTTTCTTAGCTTCGCCATGTGCTACAGCAACAGTTCTGTGTGGAGCAAAGTCAAACAGATCATTTCGCCAAGCACTATCCATAATAGATAATGGACATATAACTAATACACGATTTACTTTGCCTTGTTGTATAAGAAAATCTGATGCCCATATTGCACTAGCAGTCTTGCCTGTACCTTGTTCGTTAAAACAAAAGGACTTCTTGTGTTGTGTGAAAAATAATGCTGTCTTGCGTTGGTGCTTAAATGGCTTGTGTTTACCCGAAAAGGTATACTTCTGTTGTAGTGCTTCCAATGTATTCTCCTTGTTGCAACAGATAAAATCTGCGTTTTTCGTCGTTTTTCTAGGGTACAATCACACACGGGACTTTTGTTTTGTGGCTGTACGGGCTTTAAATCAAGCCTTTTTCTTAGTCTTTCCGTTTCTACTTCTGTTTTTTGACGGACTCTCTAGAAAATAACCGTCTTTGTTACTGCCACCTTTACTTAACATTTTCTTGTGACTAACGTCTTTGCCCTTTCGCTTAACACCTTTCTTATCTAAAGCACGCCTTGCTTTCTGACGTTCCATACGGTTAGGGTGTTCGTTTCTTTCTTTTTGTTTCTTGTATTCTTTTTTATAAGGTCTCGGTGATTTAGTGTAAGCCATTAGTTGCTCCCGTTATGTATGCACTCAAGCACAACACAATGTCTTTTACATAACCCACTTGGATGGGCGTTCCAAACATTATTGCTATGTGCTATTTCCATACGTGCATAATTATCTAACCATTTTTTCCATAACGCAGGGATCATATCGTCTGTATAAGTTTGCTTTATAAAATTATTAGATACAACGAACAATAGCCCTGCATTAATGGTTTTTATTTTAGGGAAATATTTGAAAGTAGCAAGTGCCATTAATTCTAATTGACCTTTGTCTGCATACTTGGCTGACTTGCTTGTCTTGTAATCTACTATCCATGCTTTCTCACCGTGGATGATTACGAGGTCAACTATGCCACGCCACCAAACGTGTTTAGACGTAAAGCTACACGGCTCCAGATCCTGTGTGAGTCCTAACTTCATCTCACAATGTTTCTCTCCGTCCCTAGCTTTAAGAGCCTCAAGCACTGGTTTCATAAAATTAAATCTTTTAGGTATCGGCTTATCGCTACCGATAAACTCTTCAGCCACTAGGTGAGCCTCCGTACCATAACGCATAGCCTCAGTCTCGGATTCGACATAGTCCTTTGCTATCTTTAAATGATAGAACTGTTTGGGACATTGCTCGAAAGATTTTATTCTACTAAATGACCAAGGCGATATGCTCACTCTTCAACCTCTTCCATTGTTCTCCTCATAACGATAGCTGCCATATTAAAGCCACTACGAAATCCTTGTTCAAACAAATTTTTTGGTAGTTTACCATACTTTTTGTTCATGTTTTGTATTTCTATTAAATCATCAGGAGCTACTTTCCCTATATGATCTAACAATTTGATCCACTCGTCATTTACGTCTTTAGCAACATCGTTACTCATTCACAATCTCCATAAGTTTTGCCCGTACCCGATTCGCAATTTATAGGCAGACCATCTGCCCACTCGGGTGTCCAACGCATACATTCCTCTATATATTTCTGTGCATCTGTTACTTCTTCGTCCTTAACACAACAAACTATCGAGTCATGCACAGTTAAAACGACTCGATGCTTCTTGTTTATTTTTAGCATCTGTTCACCAATTATGCAACGTGCTATAGCTTGGCAGACATTCTCCACAACCTTACCACCATATATTCTTGTGCGACCTCGTCTAGTTTTATAGCTAAACTCTATACCCATCTCGCCTTGTTCAAAGTCTAAATCTTCATATCGCATAAGCAATCCCGACGGCAGTTGTATAGCATTCTCTTTGGGCACAGTTACCAAGACTTTGCCACGACCTAATCGCATAGGTAATTCGTTATTGTTTAACGAAACGAGAATCTGTTGTGCATCACGCCATAACTTGTCTATCTTCCAATTAGTCTCACGATAAATCTTTATAACTCTCCGTGCTTCCTCTATCTCCATATCAAACCCAAACGTCTTTAACTGTGATTGGAACTTCAGTGCTCCCATACCATAGCCAGCACCTAATATCGTGGTCTTACCTACAAATCTCTCGTCCTTTGTTATATCTTCCTCTGCCTTGTCATAGATACGTGATGCCATCTTAACGTACACATCTTCACCATTAGTAAATGCCTCAGTCAAATCATCTTGGTTGGCAAGCCAAGCCAAAACTCTAGCCTCTATTTGTGAGGAGTCAGCATCTATAAGAGTGTAACCCTCGGGAGCAATGATACTTCGTTTGAGTTTCTTACCATTGACACCCCTGCTTGGTAGGTTTTGTAAATTTATCTTATCGTCTCCACCCCATCGCCCAGTGTGTGCTGCGTAATACTTGACTGGGACTGGCAGGAGACCACGTTTAGCTATGTCTATAAATCTTTGAGTCCTTGTTTCTTCTAATGTAGATTTAGTTCCAAGCCTTGCAGTCACTAACGCTTGCACCTTTTCGTCGGGGTGCGTCTCTAATGCTTTAAACTCTTCATCGGACTTGGCAAATGCAAATGTTTCTTTGCCAGTGGTAAGACTTATCTTCATAGGTGGTTTGACACCAAGAGTTTTAAGAGCCTCTGCAAACTTAGGGTTACTCATCAAATCTTCTTTAGTCACGCCTGACGCTGTAAGCAGTTCGTCCTTACTGTCACGTGTTTCCATGAGATGTTGTTCTAACATTGCTAGGTCCAAATCTAAGATAGGCTCTATAAACATACGTAATGTAGCATCAATAAGTTTAAACTCTTTCTTGGGGAACCCTTGAGCCATTATAGTAAATAACTTGTACGTCAAATCTACGTCGTTAATACAATAGTCTCCGTAGTCTGCTAATTCACTTTCCGTAAAGTCCTTTCGCCTCTTGCCGATCGCTTGTATGACCTCCGTGCCTTTTGCTCCGATATCATAATTTTCAGCCAATGCCTTGAGACTACTGCTACTTTCCACCCCGTGAACACCACGGGAGATACACAAAGTATCGGTATAAACCCTAGGACTAATATCAAAGATCCAATTAAGAATAGCACCGTCAAACATAGTATTGTGAGCAAGCACCATAGACTTCTCCCAATCGAATGTTTGTAAATATTGTTTAAGTTCTTCGTGTGTTCCACTTGCCCACTCCGTTTCCTGATTGTTAAGTTTGACTCCTATACCGATAACCTCAAACCTAGGGTCACGTATGTACTCCTCGGTTGTCAGCTTACTCAATGAAAACTCTTTACTATAAAAAGTTTCAAAGTCTAATGTAATTAAATCCATTAATCTTCCTCTGCCATAACACATTCATACTCGATACCGACGTAAGCCATGTTATCGACATAATGATCTTTCTTCTTCGGACTTGTCATACGTCTAGCCATCTTGGTAGACTCATGCACCAAAACAATCTCACGGGCAGATAAGTCTCGACCCGTTATCGCATTGAATATATTGGCTATGTGCTGATGATTTTTAACGGGATCGCCATAATCTTTGCGTCTGTCTCCGTCAGTAAGGCTCACTGCTTCACGTAACAGATCGCTACGGTCCTGTTTGTTTAGATGCTTTATGATAACATCTTTTGGCGTGGCTATCTTACCTCTAATCTTATGAGCATACGATTTGGAAACTTTCGTGGCTTTACTTATCTGCGTCACAGTAGCCAAAGGGTTTTTCAATAAGTACTTCTGCACCTTAACTTCTTTGTTAGTCATCTTCTCTCCTCACATGATTTTCTGATCGTTCAAAATCTAATGGTAACTCTAACTGTTCTTCTTCTAAATTCGTGTTATGTATTGATAATTTACAAATCTTGCATATTGCGTACCCATCGGTAAAACATATGTATGCTTTACATTTAGGACATAAATCATCTTTCCATCTTGTAGCCATAGTATCCTCCTAATAAAATTGGTGCCCCCTTGTAGGAGGGGGTCTAGTAGTACGTACTTCTACGATGAGGTCATAATCATAGTATGAAAGGAGTGTGACCACCCTCATTGCAGTGGATATTTATGCCATGTTCACGAGGTCTCTCACTGCTTGACCCCACCGTAATAATCATCAAAGAGGTTACGAACACTACCTATATTGTTCTCATTGATGACTACTGCAATTCCTTTTTGTTTTCTAATATCTGTTAAGTTCTTATCTTGTAATGCCGTAGGCTTATTGCTACCTGCTTTGCACTCGATACCAAAGAATATACCTTGGTAACACCCAACTATATCGGGCACACCACTAAAACCATAACCACCAGTCACGGGGTAAAAATAGTATGCTCCCATCTCTTTTAACTGTGCGACCACTTTCTTCTTAACTTTTGCCTCGGGTGTCATAACCATTTTTTATCCTCAAACTCTATTGTGCCCAATGTAGACCCACCACTTAAAGGTGTTGTAGGTTTTCGCACTACTCTACCATATTCTATTTCTCTCAAAGCACGAGGGTCATCTTCAAACCTTTCATGCTCATCTAACTCTTGTGGTGTCTTCTTCGAGTTTCTAAGTGCTAATTTCTTTTGTATATCTTTAAGGC